CACCATTGAAAATAGTAAAAAATCGGATAGTATCTTAACTGCACTAAATCAAGGTAACAAAAACACACAAGGTATTAAGCAACACATTATCGCATAATTCCAATACTTAATTAAACAGCATAAATACAGCAACATTAATTAAACAACGGATTCAAAATGAGTTGGAAAAAGTATTTCAAGGTTGCTGACACATCAGGACAGTTTAGTCCATTAGGTGGCGCTGCTAGCGGTACTACATCACAAGCAAGTAATTTCGCATTTAGAAACTACCAAAGCAAACTTCCTGAAGTTTACACAGGACATCCCAACCGCGTTGAACGTTACAACCAGTACGAATCAATGGATATGGATAGTGAAGTAAATGCTTGTTTAGATATCATTTCAGAATTTAGTACACAAGCAGACGACGTTACAATGAGTCCGTTTAATGTTAATTACAAAAGTAAACCAACAGACAACGAAGTTAAAATTGTAACTGAGCAGTTACACCAATGGGTTAAATTAAATCGTTTTGACGAACGCTTATTTAAAATGTTTCGTAATACTATTAAGTACGGCGACCAAATATTCGTTAGAGACCCAGAAACTTTTAAACTTATGTGGGTTGAACCTACAAAGGTATCAAGAGTAATTGTTAACGAAAGTAACGGAAAGGAACCAGAGCAGTACATTATTACTGACATTAATCCTAATTTTGAAAATCTAACAGTAGCCGCAAAAAATACAGATGACTTTGCAGTTAATCCTGGACGTGGTGGTTATACAGCCAATACGCAAGCACCTGTTAGTGGTGGTAACTTAAACAGCAATGGAACTCGATTCGAACACTCAATGAAAGAATCGGTAATTGATGCTAAACACATTATGCATTTAAGTTTAACTGAAGGACTTGATGTTGCTTGGCCATTTGGTACTAGTATCTTGGAAAACATCTACAAAGTATTCAAGCAAAAAGAAATGCTAGAAGATGCTATCTTAATCTACAGAATTCAACGAGCACCAGAAAGACGTGTGTTTTATATTGATGTTGGTAATATGCCAAGTCATATGGCAATGAGTTTTGTTGAACGTGTTAAGAATGAAATCCATCAAAGACGAATTCCTACGCAAAATGGCGGTGCGAACACAATGGATGCTACGTATAACCCATTGTCAACTAATGAAGACTTCTTCTTTCCACAAACTGCAGAAGGGCGTGGTTCTAAAGTTGATACGTTGCCAGGTGGTGAAAATTTAGGTCAAATTGATGACTTACGATACTTTAATAATAAGTTAGCACGTGGTTTACGTGTACCAAGTAGTTACTTACCGAGTGGCCCGGATGATAATTCTGCACCAATGAACGATGGTAGATTAGGTACAGCACTTATACAAGAGTTTAGATTTAATCAATACTGTAAGCGCATGCAAGCTTCATTGTCGCGTGTTCTTAATACAGAGTTTAAGTTGTACCTAGCATTCCGTGGCTTTAACATTGATAGTAGTCTATTTGATATTACATTTAACGAACCGCAAAACTTTGCGAGTTACCGACAGAGTGAATTGGACGCCACTCGTGTTGGAACATTTGCTAACTTAGAACAGTATCCTTATCTTAGCAAACGCTTTTTACTTGAGCGTTACTTGGGCTTATCAGAAGAGGAAATGGTCAAGAACGAAGAACAGTGGGAAGAAGAGAATTCCAAGAATCAAGAAACAGATGTATCCGGATCTGATTTGCGTGGAGTTGGTGTTATGCCAGGCGAGTTCGAAAGCGACATTGATACCATGGGCGAAATTGAAGGCATGGACGATATGGAGGGAATGGACATGGATGCAGAAGGCGGTGCCAATGCAGAGTTAAATCCATTGGCCAGCGAAGCAGGCAATGCAGATGAATTACCATAAATAAGTACATGATACTAAACGAACTTTTCAATAAAGCATATCCTGGATACCAGGATTTAGAAGACGACAACTCGCAAATCACACAAGATGACTTGCGTAAGACACGTCTTACATTAAAGCAGATTAATAAGTTGCGACAAATGAACGATATACGAAGTATCGAGCATAAAGAAAAGTTAGAAAAAATACAGAATATGTACTCTGCACCTAGCGAAGATACAGGACCTGCATTTTAAAATACACGTAGTAAATACATAAAAATCTTAAAAAAGGCACCTTTATACGTGCTTTTTTTACGTCTTGTGTAAATACACACACGAACATTTTAATTTTAGGAGTTAACAGTGAATAAAGTGAATAATAAATTTGAAAAACTAATTGAGTACGTTATCAATGATGAAGATGCTAAAGCATCGGACCTTTTTCATGAGATCGTTGTTGGTAAATCACGCGAAATCTATGAAGGCTTAATGCAAGACGACATGGGCGGAGACGCAGTTGATGATTTCATCGACGACGTATCATCTGACGAAGAAGGCATTGATTATGCAGATGATTCAGACGAAGATGAAGATACTGTTGAGATGGATTTTGACGGCGATGAAACTGAAGCATCATCAGACGAAACAGAAGAGCTAGAAGATCGCGTAGTTGATTTAGAAGATAAACTAGACGAGTTAATGGCTGAGTTCGACGACCTTATCGGCGACGAAGCTACTGAAGAAGAAGATGAAGTTGTTGACATGGACAGCGATATGGACTTTGCAGTAGATACAGATGAAGAATTATCATTTGAAGAAAGTGCTGATGAAGATATTGACGAAGACAAAGAAGAGTTGGAAGAGGATGCTAAATTAGTAAATGCACCTAAACCAGTTACATCAGAAGAAGGCAGTGTTAATACAACAAGTGCTAATGCACATGACGCAGGTAAGAAATCTAAAACAGATGCAAGACCTGTTCAAACTAGTACAGCAACTGAAAAGGGACGCCCTGCACCAAAAGCAAAAGACTTAGGTGTTGACGGACCAGAAGGTGGCGCAGAATTAATTAAAGCACCCGCTCTTAAAAAAGGCGAGTAATTAAGTGTCGTTCTTACAGGAAAGTTTATCATTCGACGTCGCTCAGATAGTTCTTGAGCGCGATGAAAAAGGTGATAAAAATCTTTTTATGAAAGGTCTTTGCATCCAAGGCGATGTAAAGAACGCTAACCAGCGTATCTACCCAGTTAATGAAATTACTAATGCAGTAAAGACATTAAAGGAACAAATAGGTGGTGGGTATTCTGTATTGGGTGAGTTAGACCACCCCGACGATTTAAAAATTAACCTAGACCGTGTGAGTCACGTTATCACAGATATGTGGATGGAAGGCGCAAACGGCTATGGTAAATTAAAGATATTACCAACACCAATGGGGACTCTAGTTGAGACCATGTTAGGTAGCGGTGTAAAGTTAGGTGTCTCTAGCCGAGGTAGCGGAAACGTTAACGAAAGCAACGGACATGTAAGTGATTTTGAAATAGTAACAGTTGACGTAGTAGCACAACCTAGTGCGCCTGACGCTTATCCAACAGCCATCTATGAAGGTTTGTTGAATATGGAAGGTGGTTCTAAGTTGCTTGAAATGGCGGCTGATGCTAGAGAAAGTATCACAGCACAGAGATTTTTGAAAAGTGGCATTATGCAACTTATTAAAGACCTCAAATTATAGGAGATATTGATGCTAGATGCAATGAAACCCTTGCTTGACAGTGAACTTATTAACGAAGACACTCGTGTTGCTATCCAGGAAGAATGGGATAAAAAACTAATCGAGACTCGTGAAGAAGTACGCACTGAGTTGCGCGAAGAATTCGCTCAACGCTACGAGCACGACAAACAAACAATGGTAGAAGCACTAGACCGCATGGTATCCGAAAGTCTTGAAGCGGAAATTCAAGAAGTTATTACTGAAAAGGAACAACTTGCTGAAGACCGTGTTAAATTCAACACTAAGATGACTGAAAATTCTAATAAATTTAATAAATTTATGGTTACTAAGTTAAGTGAAGAAATTAACGATTTAAGACAAGATAGACAAATCCAAACTAAAGGCATGGTTAAGTTAGAAAATTTTGTAGTTAGGGCTCTTGCAAGAGAGATTAACGAATTTGCACAAGATAAGAAAGAAGTTATTGAAACTAAAGTCAAACTTGTTGCAGAAGCAAAAACTAAACTTAACACTCTTAAAACGAAGTTCGTTAAAGAGAATGCAAAGAAAGTTGGAAGTGTTATTACCAAGCGTCTAAACACTGAATTATCACAGTTACAGGAAGATGTTAAAGTTGCTCGCGAGAACAACTTTGGACGTCGTATTTTTGAAGCCTTTTCAACTGAATTTACAGGTACTCATTTAAATGAGAATGCTGTAATTCGTGAATTGAATGCCAAAATTACTGCACGTGATAGTAAGTTAGAAGAAGCCAAAGAAACAATCAAGAAAGCAAAAGTATTAGTTGAGTCAAAGAATAACGAAGTTAAGACAATTCGTGAATCAAACGAACGTGCTAAGGCTATGGATGAACTGTTAGGTCCTCTACAAGATGACAAAGCAGAAGTTATGCATAACTTACTAGAAAATGTTCAAACTTCAAGACTACAACATACGTTTGAGAAAT